TTTGACACATGAAGAAATATCAGTCGAATGGTTTGCAGTTTTTGATGCTGAGCCTGGCATTGGAAAAAATATAACCAATGGTGTATTTGATTTTGCTAATGCAATAGAAGCTAAATTAAAGGAGAAGAACACATGAACGAAAAACTAATGGTCGATAGAGCTTGTTTCGAGCGTGGGTGCATGGGACTTCCTAACCCGCACGAGAGACTTATTAAAGAAGATGAGGTGGTGTGGTTGGTGGAGGGGAGAGAGTGGGTAGGGTTAACTGATGAGGAAAAAGCACAGTTTGTTGTTGCGTATTACCCATCAAACTGGGATAGAAAAACGGCAGTAACTTTAATGAGCGATTACGAAAAATACCTCAAGGAGAAGAACACATGAGACTTAGCATCAAATTATTTGAATATCGTTACGTTTTAAAAATATTTTTTCCTATAGAGCGCCACATTAAATGGCTACCTGCGATTATGTGGGGAAAAGTTAGTCGTGCCCCAATGGAGAAGAACATATGACACCAGAACAGATACGAAACCTTTGCCCTGTGTGTAAAAAACCAAGAGGGGTTGGCAGTCCTTACGAATTTAATCATGGTAACTGTATGGAGATACGGGCGCAGACAGAAGGCAAAGAATCGGCGTATCCTGGTAAAAAAGGTTTTGAAACTATAACCAAAGACCAACTAAAAAAATCAAAAGATAACAGCTCAAAAAAAGTATATCTTTCGGGTAAATTACCAAAATGGATGTTAAATTAAAGGAGAGAAACACATGAATGAGGTATTAGATATTCTTTTATTAATAGGCGCACTTGCCGTTGCATCCGTATGGATTGTTGCGGTATTTTGTTTTATTATATACACAGTAGGAGGACACGATGAGTAATATTGATCACGCTAAATTTGCAGAAAACTTTGATAAGATTTTTAGGAGCACACCAATGGATGAATCTATAAGAGAGCTTGATTTAGAACTAGGCAACGCAAGAATTTTGTTGGGTATGTACGAAGACCTAAGCGCCAAAACAAAAGAACTTTGTGGCTATGTAGAAAAGGGTATGCAAGGTGACGCAACACGCACCACACCCGCTATATGGGCGATCATCGAGGAGATCAGACGCTTTGAGGCAAAAGCGTGAGCGGTTGGCGTAAAAGACAAATACAGGAGAAACAAATGCCAAGACCACAAACCGAACTAACAAACAGTAGACTACAAGTTGGGGCACGTGTGACCCTAGCGCAAAAAAATGAGTTTCAAAGACTAGGTGGTTCCACTTGGTTAAAGAACATACTCAACCAAAGCATAAGAGAACGTGCAATAAAGGAAATAGAAAATGAACGCAGATGATAAACAAATTGGTGGCAACCACTACAAAGAAATGCCTGTGCAACCTTGGACAGTAATGGAAAATGTCCTTACCCCCGAAGAATTTAGAGGGTTTTTGAAAGGCAACATCATCAAGTACTCTATGCGTGCAGGGCGCAAAGGTGCAACAGACGAAGATATAAAAAAAGCATTTCACTACATTGAGAAACTTAATGAGGTGCATTACTAATGGCTATGACTCCCGAAGCTTTAGTTAAAAAGCAAATCAAAGCAATACTCACAAAGAACAACGCTTACTATGCAATGCCTATCGGTACTGGCTATGGGAATTCAGGTGTACCTGATTTTCTTATTTGTCACAAAGGTAGGTTCATCGCTATCGAAGCAAAGGCGGGTGACAACAAACCAACTGCACTACAAGAAGCGCACCTTGAGCGAATAAAAAAAGCATGGGGTGTAGCGCACGTTATAAATGAAGATAACTTAAATATACTAGAGGAGATACTAAATGACTGATGAAGAAAAAGCATTTGTTATAAGCACGTGTTTAGAAAAGATGCAAATATTTGAGAAAGAACACATGGTGGACATCATGTATCAACTGGTGCATTGCTACGGCAAAGATGCAGGTAAAGCAGTAATTCTTTTTCAACCCTACAACACAGAATACGTATCCATAACAACCGCTAACTGCAACGACATGGAAGCAGCAACACTTCTACTAAGAGCAGACGAACACATAGGCTATGTGAATATGCGCAACGCGCCCCCCAAGGAGATGTTTAATTGACTGCACCATACAAGACGATACTGACCATTGATTTTGAAACCCGATGGGATAGTAAAGACTACACACTAAGTAAGATGACAACAGAGGAGTACATAAGAGATGCACGATTCAAAGCTTTCGGAGCCTGTATCCACGAATACGGGAATGACAAAGTCACACAATGGTATCGAGACGATGAACTACATCGAATCTTATCTACATACGACTGGAAACAAACAGCCATCCTCGCACATAACGCCCAATTCGATGTTTCCATACTCGAATGGAAATACGACACACACCCCGCTTTCATTTTCGACACACTATCAATGGCACGAGCTTTACGAGGCGTGGAGGTTGGCAATAGTCTCGCCAAGCTTGCGTCAGATTTTAATCTTCCCCCCAAAGGGAGAGCCGTACACAGTACAGATGGTGCCGTGGAACTTCGGAAGGACGTGGAGATTGAACTTGCCGAATACTGTAAACACGACGTATACCTATGTGAACAGATTTTCAATAGACTTATAACAGGATACCCTGCTAAGGAACTCAGACTCATCGACATGACGCTGAAGATGTACACGCGCCCAATGCTTGTACTAGATGAAGCCATGTTACTCAAAGCACTAGAAGAAGAAAGGACATCACGTGAGAAGCTACTACAAAAACTCAACATCGAGGAGACTGCGCTTGCATCGAATCCGCAGTTTGCTTCCATACTTAAAACGCTTGGCGTCGTTCCGCCAACCAAAGTCAGTAAAACTACCGGGAAAGAAACACTCGCACTCGCTAAGAACGACGCGCTTTTCCAAGCGCTACTCAATGGTGAACGCGAAGACGTTGCCCTTTTATGTGAAGCGCGTCTTCGGGTCAAATCAACGACAGAACGCACACGAGCGCAAAGGTTCTTGGACATCAGTCAGCGAGGTAGTCTACCAGTTCCGCTATCGTACTATGGTGCGAAGTCTGGTCGTTGGTCAGCGTCCAAAGGATCCGCTATCAATATGCAAAACCTCAAACGTGGGTCGTTCTTACGTAAAGCAATTATGGCTCCCGAGGGTACACAACTGGTCGTGGGCGACCTCTCACAAATTGAACCAAGAGTCCTTGCGTGGCTATGTGATTATGAAGACATGCTTACGATCTTCAGGTCAGGAAGTGACGCTTATGCGGCGTTCGGTGCGCAAATGTTTAACATACCCGGACTTAGTAAGGAGAGCCATCCCGACCTTCGGCAGTCTGCAAAGAGCGCGCTCTTGGGTTGTGGGTATGGTCTCGGATGGGCTTCGTTTGCATCGCAACTATTGGTTGGCTTCCTTGGGGCGCCACCAGTCCGCTACGAAAAAGCTTTTGCGAAGAAGCTGGGTGTAACAAGTGAAATGGTTGAGAAGTTTCTTGATTGGGAAGACAACTTGGTAAAGATGTCGGAAATTCCCCATAACTGTAGCGAACTTGAGTTAGCTATTCACTGCGTGACCGCTAAAAGAATCATTGACATATATCGTGCTACTGCGTATCAAGTCGTATCATTTTGGGAAATGTGCAATGATCTATTAGAAGTTGCGTTGTATGGTGGGGCAGAATGTAAACACAAGTGTTTGACATTTCGCAAGGGTGAGATAGAATTACCCAATGGAATGAAGTTGCTTTATCCTGATCTACGCAAAGTTAAAGATGATAAAGGTAGGAGCCAGTATGTATACGGGCCAGACGCTACTAAGATATATGCAGGGAAGATTACTAACAACGTCACACAGGCGCTTGCTCGCATTGTGATGACAGACGGGATGCTACGAGTACAGAAAAGGTACCCTGTAGTTGGAACTGTGCACGACGAGTTAATATGCGTTGTGCCAGATGAGGAAGCGAAGGAGGCATTGCCTTGGGTGTTAGCGCAGATGACGGCTGAGCCAAGCTATATGCGTGGTATACCTTTGGATGCTGATGGAGGATATAACAGAAGATATGGAGAAGCAAAAGGATGATAAAAGAAATACCAAAGAAAATTAAGGTAGGTGACAATTGGTATTCAGTTGAAATTGTTGAGGCACTTGAAGATAAGTACGCAATGGGTTCAGTTGAATTTACCAAACGAGCAATACAACTCAATAGCCGTAGTCAATCAGGCAAACGCTATACGCCAACAGAGGTTAAGGAAACATTTTGGCATGAGTTGGTACACGCAATCCTTGTAGACATGGGTGAGTACAGACTAAACAACAAAGAACAATTTGTAGAACAGTTTGCTATTCGTTTAAGCAGAGCCGTTAAATCAGCGAGATTCAAATGACTAATGTAGTATGGTCGCACAGTTCTTTAAAAGACTATGAGGGATGCCCACGTAGGTATCATGAGGTTAAGGTACTTAAGAAGTTTCCTTTTGTAGAGAACGAACACACAAGATATGGAACAAAATTCCATGAAGCTGCCGAGTTCTATATTAAAGATGCTACGCCCATACCACCACAGTTTGAATTTGCTAAAGACACGCTCGATGCCCTTGCATCTATTGAGGGGCGCAAGTTATGTGAGTACAAGATGGCGCTTACAACAGACCTTAAACCCTGCGCTTGGACTAGTCCAGACGTTTGGGTAAGAGGTATTGCCGATCTGCTTATTATCAACGATGATGACTTAACTGCCAAAGTTGTTGACTATAAAACAGGTAATAACAAATATCCTGACAGAGAGCAATTAAAGCTGATGTCACTTATGGTGTTTGCCCATTTCCCACATATTAGAAAAGTGAATTCAGCTTTGCTTTTTGTCGTAAAAGATGATATGGTGAAGCAAAGTATGACGCTCGATCAAGCCGAAGCTGAGTGGTGGAATTACCGCCGTAGGGTAGCTAGGGTTGAGCAAGCGCATGCAACAGGCGTATGGAATCCTACGCCAACACCACTATGTCCGTGGTGTCCTGTAACAACCTGTGAATTTAATCCCAAACATTAGGAGCAATCATGCCAAAGTCAAGTCCCAAAAAACTAGCGTACAACACGGAGTACGAATCATCTCCAAAGCAAGTCAAGCTAAGAGAAGAAAGAAACAAAGCGCGTTTATTAGAAATGAAAGCGGGTAAGGTAAAGAAAGGAGATGGTAAGGAAGTCGATCATATCAAGATGCTCGATGCGGGTGGTAAAAATAATAAAAAGAATTTGCGTGTAGTACCTGAGAGTGTGAACAGAAGTTGGCGTGATGATCACGGCAAAGTTTACGGCAAGAAAAAATAAATATAAGAGAAGCAAATGCAAATAGTAGATGATAAGGCGCTGGTCTTTAAGACCAGAAGCCCGGAGAAGTACTCCCTCATTCCTAAGCATAAAGTGCTTAGTGAAGATAACGGCACATACGAGATCGCAGTTTACTGGGGTCTGGACGAAGTAAGGGTGTTGAAAAACCTTGGCGTTAAAAACGTACCCTCACCGATAACAAGACGTTACAAATGGCCGGGTAGATTTAAACCTATGGCACATCAAATAGAAACGTCTGCGTTCTTAACGCTACATAAACGTGCGTTCGTGTTTTCTGAACCAGGCACAGGCAAAACACTATCCGCATTATGGGCGGCTGATTATTTGATGCAAAGAAAAGAAGTCAGAAGATGTTTAATACTATGTCCTTTGTCCATCATGCAGTCAGCGTGGCTCAGCGACTTAAACAACAGTATCATACATCGCTCTGCCGTAGTCGCGCACCACGCGCAATCTACCCGACGCATCGAGATGATTCAACAAGACTATGAGTTTGTTATTACTAACTATGATGGACTCAATCTTGTAGCAGATGAAATAAACAGCAATGGAAAATTTGATCTAATCATAGTCGACGAAGCCAACGCATACAAAACTGTATCAACCAAGCGATGGAAGTCACTTAAATCTATTATCAAACCCAACACACAGTTGTGGATGATGACAGGAACACCCGCTTCACAGTCTCCAGTTGATGCGTATGGTTTAGCTAAATTAGTCAACCCCGATGGTGTGCCAATGTTCTTTACAGGTTGGCGTGATAGGGTAATGAACAAGATCACAATGTACAAGTGGGCACCAAAACCAGATGCTAAAGAATTAGTACACGAAGCTTTGCAACCGGCTATTAGATTTACTAAAGCGCAGTGTCTTGATCTACCGCCTGTGTTGACGATGACGCGTGAGATACCTTTAACGACACAACAAGCTAAGTATTACAACTTACTTAAAGACCGGATGCTGATTCAAGCATCAGGAGAAACTGTAAGCGCTGTTAATGCTGCAGCTATGGTTAGTAAACTTCTTCAAGTATCTTGTGGTGCGGCTTATACGGATGACAAAGAGATTGTAGAGTTTGATTCATTACCACGGCTAAACGTGCTTGAAGAAATACTGCGTGAGACTGACCGAAAGGTAATAGTTTTTGCAATGTTCCGATCAGTCATTGATACCATCTACAACCACTTGCTTTCCAACAACATACAAACAAACTACATCAACGGAGACGTTACCCCATCAAAACGCTCGGATATTATTAGGCGTTTTCAGAATGAGGAAAACCCTAGGGTGTTGGTTATGCAACCACAGGCTACAGCGCATGGCATTACGTTGACTAGGGCAGATACTGTTGTATTTTACGGACCTCTTATGAGCGTTGAGCAGTACACACAAGCCATTGCAAGGGCTGACCGCAAGGGACAGGACTCCGATAAAGTTACTGTTATACATATCCAAGGCAGTCCGATTGAGAAAAAAATGTTTAAAGCTTTGGAGTCCAAGGTAAGTGATAACTTACTTATTACACAGATGTTCGAAAATGAAATTAATATAAAGGAGGTGTTGAAATGATTTAAAAAACATGTATACTGTCTAACCCTTGACAAATAACCTATTAAAAAACAACCGGAGAAGTTAAATGGAAACAGAAGTAATACCGTTTGATCAGCTTACCAAAATCTACAGAAAGATGAAGGCTAAGATTGACGAACTTACAAAAGAATACGATAGCGAAGTCGAAAAGTTGAAAGCTCAACTGGACGAAATCAAAATCGGTATGAAGGAACAGATGAAAGCCACAGGGGTATCGTCTGTAAAAACTGAGTTTGGCACAGTAAGTTTAGTGACCAAGACTCGCTACTCAACACAGGACTGGGATTCGTTCAAACGCTTTGTCGTTGAACATGATGTCGTGGACTTACTTGAGAAGCGTATCGCACAAGCTAACATGGCTAAATTCATTGAAGAAAATCCTGGACTTGTACCTCCAGGTCTTAACTCTATGGCAGAGTATGACATTCGCGTTTTAAAATCAACTAAGTGAGATTACATATGACTAACCTAACAGTTTTTAACCCATCCCAAGTTCCTGCATTTGCTAAGACAGGAGAACTATCCGATACAGCTAGAGCCTTAATGGGCGGTGCAGTTGGATCATCTAAGCGCATCTCTATCAAAGGCGGTGTGTTTCGTTTAATTTCCGGTGGCAAAGAAATGGCAAGTATTGAAGACCGCCATCTCGATGTGATCGTTGTTAAAGCAGCACCTAAAGTCAGCCGTATGTTTTACGCTAAGTCATATGATGCTGAAAATATCAGTGGACCCGATTGCTGGTCTAATGATGGCGAGACACCAGACGCATCTATCAAAGAAGCTCAAAGCGTTTCTTGTGCCACTTGCCCACAGAACATTGCAGGTTCAGGTCAAGGTAATAGCCGTGCTTGCCGTTATCAACAGCGTCTTGCAGTTGTGTTGGAGAATGATCCATCAGGCGACATCTTACAACTTACACTACCCGCAACTTCTATCTTTGGTAAAGAAGACGGAGACAAACGTCCCCTTCAAGCGTATGTTCGTCACTTGGCTTTAGCATCCCCACCTGTTGACGTTGAGAAGATCGTAACGCGCATGAAGTTCGATATGAAGTCTGAGAGTCCAAAGCTGATCTTTGCTCCTGTTCGTTGGTTGACTGAAGAAGAATACGAAATTACAAAAGAGCAAGGTGCATCAGACGAAGCCAGTCGTGCAGTTGTTATGACAGTCTCACAAACAGATGGTGTCAAGGACAAACCCAAAGCTATCGGTCTAGCAATACCAAAAGCCGCTAAAGCAAAGGCAGTTCCTGTTGCAGAAGAGGAAGAAGTTGAGCCAGAAGTTCGTAAAGAAACCGCCAAGCCAACCGCAGTCCCTGCAAAGAAAAGCAAACTTTCTGAAATCGTTAGTGACTGGGATGATGAGTGAACTATAAATGGCTTATTCTGAAAAAATCATCAGTATCGTAGCCAATGCTCCCCGAACGCCGGGGAGCGTCCTTGGACGTTGGGCGGTACACCTTAATTTCCCTGTGACTAAGATTGCATATGCGCTTGGAGTTACTAGACAAACTGTGTACAACTGGTTTGAAGGTAAAGACATTTTCGTAGCATACCAAGACAGGGTAGAACTTTTAACAAACATAATGTCAACGTCTAAGACGGCTGACGAAGCATGGAGAAAAATATGCAAGGCATACAACCTAGAACCTTAAGTAACAAAGAGTTAGTCAAATACGCAGAAATGTTTTTGGATAAGCCCGAAGGTTTGCCAATTAATTGGCAAAAAGAATTATTGCGCAGGTATGACGATGTAGCTTTTATAGGTCAACAAGGCTATACAGACTACAAGTACGACACCAGACAGCAAGCATTATTCTAAACAACCCGAGGTATAGCTATGGAACCGCTTGATTTTATGGCGGCGGTTTTGCCACCTCCGGGTAACGGAAGGTATTGCGTGGCAGAGCTGACTAAAAAGAAAGAACACTTTTATGTTGAGGACTTACAAGATGCACAAACGAAGATAGAAGCGTGGAATAAAAACAGCTACGACATTTACTTTGCGCTAGGTACATTTGGCACAGAAAACAAACGGGTACAAACCAATGTTCAAAATGTTAAATGTATTGCAATAGATGTTGACTGTAATCATCCTAAAGATTTGCCCGATGCAGATGGAAATATTAAACCAAAAGCGTATGCTTCTGCACAAGAAGCGGTCAGCGCCATCATGGCGTTTGCTGATGACGTAGGTCTTTCTGATTTGGGCAGTCCTTGGTTGGTTGCGTCAGGCGGTGGGGTACACGCATACTGGCCGTTTACAGAGACACAATCGGTTGCAGACTGGAAGCCAGTTGCTGAAGGGTTCAAACGTCTATGCTTTCAAAAGAGATTAGATATTGATCAGACAGTAACGGCTGATGCGTCTAGGGTACTACGCGTACCGGGCACGGTTAATACAGGCGTAAAGAGTAAAGGCAAACAAGTCAGAGAACAAACCAATGTTCGGTTTAAGAACGAAGGCGACTTCTTTGAGTTTGAGGATATTAAAGCGCTTGTTGAAAGGAATTTGGTTGGTACTGCTTATGAGGTAATGAAACCAAAACCCGCATCTCTTGTACTGCCAGGCACAGCGATTAGTGGTGAAACAAGTGTTAAACTTTTTGAGAATTCACAGACTAGGTTTGGGAAGATTATTAAGATAACAGCACAGGGGGATGGCTGTGGACAAATCGCACACTACATTGAGAACGCAGAAGACGACGGCATGGAACCTCTTTGGAGAGGTCTGCTTAGTATTGCACAAAAATGCGTAGATCATGAGAAAGCAACAGTCTGGCTTAGTGAAAAGCACCCATACGACTTAGAGCGTATGCACAAGAAACTAAGCGAGATTAAAGGTCCATACCCATGTACAAAACTTGATAGTGAAAACCCCGGTGTCTGTCCCAGTTGTAAACATTGGGGCAACATCACAAATCCATTAGCGCTTGGACGCGAGTACGCAGTATCTCACGAAGAAAAGATCGTTGAGATAAAAGAAATTACAGATGGCAAAGAAGAAATCAAAACTGTAAAGCGCCCCGAACCACCAAAGGGTTATGCCTACGGAGAGCGAGGCGGTGTATTTATGGAGAAAGAAGACGAGGATGCCAACGGAAACAAAATAAAAAGACAAGTGATGCTTTTGCCGTATGATTTATTTCCAGTAGACATACTTAATAGTGCAGGGGATCACACAGTCCATATGATTGCGACAAGACCACAGGGAGTGCAAACAGTTACATTTGCTCAAGAGGCGATTGTGGCTAAAGACGCTACAGTAAAAGCGCTTGCTTCTCAAAACATTGTTGCTGCATTTGGTTCAGGTAACGATAAAAATTTAGCAGACTACATAAGGGCGTGTGTAGAAAAAATGAGTACAGAAAAAACACCAGTAAACGTACCCGCTAGTTATGGATGGCAAAAGGATGATACTTTTGTATTTGCAGGAAAGATTTATGCAAATAAGGCGCACCCCATCCCCGTACCTATGCCGGGCTTAGAAAACATTGTGGCTAACACAAGACCAACAGGAACGCTAGAAGGTTGGCGTAACTTTATCAATTTACTTATAAGGAAAAAAATGTATGGACACCTTTCTATTATTTTGGCTGGCGCTAGTGCCCCTCTTATGCGTTTTACTGGGATGTATGGTATTACGTATCATTGTGGAAGTACGGAGTCTGGAACAGGAAAATCCCTTGCTCTCGAAGGGGCTGCATCAATTTGGGGACACCCTGTTCACTACAGAACAGGTAAGGGAACAAGTCCAGTTGCAATGCAACAAAGGCTTGGACTCCTCAACACAACCCCGCTTATCACAGACGAGATAACTTCTAAGAACCGCAAAGACTTTGAATGGTTTCCTGAGTTCTTACTTGATATGACAGAGGGTCGTGGTAAGGAGCGTATGGAGTCTGGTTCTAATAAGGAGCGTATCAATCTCTCTACTTGGATGACTGTCGCCATCATGTCTTCTAATACCCACGTTGTTGACATCTTGACAGGCGAGAGAAAACATGCGGCTGAAGGTGAACTGCGTAGGTTGATTGAGTTTGTAATGGACGAAGAGTTGTCATGGGAGGCAGAAGAAATTGAAATCATTAAAACGCTCTCTAATAATTATGCGGTTGCCGGAGAACTTCTTGTTCAATACATGGTTGACAACATCGAGCTTCTAAAAACATTGGTGCCTCAGTGTGTCCGAAAAATGTATACAGAATTTGGAGCTTCCAATGATGAGCGCTTTTGGATGGCAGGTATTGGTGCTCAAGTTGCGGCAGCAATCATATTTAACAAACAGCATGCAGACATCGTGGATTTACCCATTGATGAGATCATCAAAGACATGCACCAAAGACTCTACTATATGAGAACGAATGTACATGGCGGTAAGCGTTCTGCTGAAGACGTGCTTAACGCTTTCATACGCGAGTACTGGGGTCACTTTGTTATAGTCAACTACGGAGAAAAAGGTGGACTATCTGCGGCTATGGGGGACGGCTCGGTGATCGACAAAGCCACGACTAAATCAAACGTCATGGGCAGAGTTGAGAACGGGGTGACTGCCGGGTGCAAAGACTTCTTCATAGAGGAGCGCCTACTTAAATCTTTTTGTTCTTCTATGAGCTTTGGATACGCTGACTTTAAACGTCAGATGGAGCAAAAGAACGCCGTATCTTATGTGACTAGAAAAGATATGATGGCTAGAACAAACGGACCACAGATGCGTATCGCTGCAATGAAGATAAGCAGACGTGAAGAAGAAGCAGATGAAATCATTGCGCTTGCAATACCCTTGGCAAAAGCTTGAGAGAGGGCAGGGGTTTTTTATCCCCTGCCTCGACCCCGATCCAATAAAGGAGGAGGGTCTACATCAAGCCATACGTTTACGAATACTTAACGCCAAAGTTAAAGTCGGTATTAAAGACGGACGCTATGGGGTTATGATGTACCTACCACGCCCCTAATAGCTTTTGCATAATTAATACGTACTTGTTGTAGCTTATCCAGTTGTTCACGCTTTTCATCTGGAGGCATGCTCGACGCTTTAATTGCGTTCATAGCTTTAGCTATGTTATTTAGTTGTGCTTGAGCGTTGCCAGCAATAGAACTTTGGGCTATCTCATTTGTACGCTTTTGTAATAGCGCCATTGCTTCTTGTCTTTGACCTTTATTTATCAGGTCATCAAATGATTTTTTAGTTTGTTGTATTTCTATTAAACGATCATAGAGAGCCGCAACTTGTCCACCTGCATCTAATGGTTGGAACATTGCCCCAATTACAGGCATTTCTGTTAAACGCTTAGCGGTCTTTTCAGGACCCTGATCTGGCATAGACATGCTTACAGCTTGCGCTAGTGCGGTTCCAAGCGTTCCAGTATACCCCCTAATCAAATTGTCAATCTTAATTGGTGAGTAGCCCAGCGCAGAACCAAGCCTTTTAGCTATCTCCGATGTTGTATCGTTGTATCTATATTGCGGCAATTCTACTTGTTGTGCTTTAGACTCTAAATTTCTTCCGGTATTAAACGAATAGTTCGTTACGTTTTCTACAAAAGGTTTAAACAAAGCGGGCATAAACATAGAAGACCCACCAGGAATAGTTTGAAGCGCTATGTTCTCAAAAGCTTGTCTAGCTTCTTTAGCTCCATCTTTGTTCATCATTGTGTTGACAAGCGCCTCTGGTATACCTTTAAATATATACCCAATTTCAAATGGTACAGGCACACGAAGCGGTTCTTTTATACCAGGAATATGCACAAAGAAGTTGCCGTATTTTTCATCGGGCGTTGCGTTCTTATAGGCTTCATCATCTTGCATAAGCATTGCATAAGCCACAGCAGTTCCCGCCATCAATAACCCACGCTCATATAATTTTTGCTGTATCTTTAAACGCTCGTTAAAAGGCAACTTACCAGTCATCGCCCTATACAAAACATCCAAGCTCTGTAACTGGGCATTAAAGAAAGGAACAATTTGAGACGCTACACGAACGCTTGTTGACAAACCTTTTCTATTAAAGTTCATAGACTCAAGAGACATCAGCGTAGCTTCCATCTCAGACAAACCTTGATTAATGTAGCTGTTGTATTGAGCGCGTCTTGTTGAAGCGTCTGCTTCCATGTTCAGCGCTTCTGCTCTTGCAATAAGTTGTGACAGACCAATCTTGCCAGATTGAAAATCTTGTAGAATTTTCTTTAAATCTTCGTTAGTGCCCGTAAAGATTTGACCGCCTGTAATACCGCGAGATTCTAATTTTTCTTTTGTTGCAGATTTACCCAGTTCTTTAATTGCCCCAAGTATAGGAACAAAGTCTGCACCGGAAAGTATTGGAGCCGCAACTGAATCACGGAATAACTGACGCAAAGGAAACACAGGGTTAAGTGTTACGGCTTTTCTAACTAAAGAAGAAGCGCTCCCCATAATTTTAATAAGCGCTGAAGTATTAACTGGGATGCCTTCCATACCTTTAACAAGTAGATCAGCAGGAATACCTGCAACATCGGTCTCTACACGCACATATTTATCCACACCATCTTGTTTAAACTTAACAATGTCTGCACCTGCGGTTGCGCCTTTTAAAAACGTCGCCATTTTAATGCCAACCAATTCGTGCATAGCATTTCTAGTAGCTCTATTTCTTAGTGCAGCATCCATAATCATGGATGTGTTTTGTACAGAGCTTGTCAAAAAGTCTAGTATCTTTTCTTCACCGCCAATCAACTGTCTAAGTTGTGGTTGATCTTTTAAATTACCAATGGTTATTGGGTTTTCATTACCAATAATAAGTTCTGCATTACCATTGCGCTCTCTGTAGTAAGGTATATAGTCATCTGCTTTGACAAGACGTGCAGCTTCTTCCTTAGAAATAACACCAGCCTTTTGTAAAAAAGTCATTAAATTACGGTTGTATTTATTGTATTCGTCTCGCGCTTTATTAAATACACTCAACACATCCTTATTGCTTTCAATGTTTGCAACGGCATTTTTAATATCAGTAGCAGAAACGCCAAAATTAAGTGTGTCGTACCCAACGCGTTCTGCACGCCTACCCGCTAAGTAAAGTGTAAAGAGCTTGTTAGCCGCTTCAGCGTTCATGCCGGGTGCAGTTTTTAAAATATTAACTACGTTGTGTAAATTAGCACCCGCTTTGCTTTCAATAATAGTTTCTTTTTGCCCATCTTTACGTGTGTACTCAACAAAATCAGGAACTCCTTTACCCACAGCTTGTTGTACAAACGACATTTTTTGATCAGCCATGCGTAAGTAGTACATCATTTGTGTACCCTTAAGCCCATCCATTTGGTCTTTAGCAATTTTTTCTAGCGGTGCAAGGCGGTCTAGGAACTGTGTCCTACCTGCCAAACCAAGATTGGCTTCTACTTTTTGACGTACAGTTTTTGAATTTGCAATAAGACTATCAGCAACCTTTAACGCTTCATCAAAACCTTCGGCTTTAGCTGTTCTAAAAACTGCTTTAGAAACTTCTGCTTCGTTTGTTTTAGTTCCGCCCTCAATAACATAACGCCTTGCATTAGCAACAATTTGACGTACTTCTGCATCTGAAATATTTTTGTATCCAAAAGTTTTTGCAAACCAGTTTTTAATAGCATCAAATATTTCTTTAAGCGCTGATTTTTGTTCAGGCGTATCATCAACGCCTTTTTCCGCCATTTCTGCAAGCACTTCTTCAACGGCAATACCGTGTCCAATTTTTGGATCTTCTGCTAATTTAATATCAGCTTGTTCTTTTACGTATGCGTTGTTCTCATATAAAGCTTGCATGGTCTTGGCGTAATCTTTACCAAGCATTTCTCTCAGTCCATAGTGTCCTGTAACTTCATGCGCAATTGTTAAGGCAATCTCTTGCGGACTAGATAAATTTTTTGCTATTAAATAAACACGCCTAGTTGCTGGATCGTACAAACCCGGAACTTTTCCAGCTCTACCTGCATTTTCAATCTGGTGTTTAAGAGCAATAGGTAGTTGTTCTTCAGAATCAACGGTCATAATATCAGGAACATTAGTCCAACGCTCTACAATTTTGTCAGCCCATTTAGCTACATCAGAAACAGACAAACTTGTACCTGAATTAGACACTGTACGGAACAACGCCTTTTGATTCATTACTTGATCAAGCGTTTGGGTATCTTCATTTTCTTGACTA